ATACAGTCTTAAAATTAAAGTAGGGGAGTATTATAAACACCCAGAAATGGGTGTTCATTTACATTGTATTGGTGTGACCATACCAATGCACACAAAAAACAATGAAGTCCATTTCATTGTCGAAGACCATTTTGGAAATTTAGCGACATTTCGGACAGATGACCCACCTCCAGAATTTGTTAAGTCCAATGTCCAAGAATATGCAGCCGCAGCAATGGGTGAAGAACCACCCGAAGTATCTTAGTTTTATAAATAATTATATTGTTATACCCCTCCTTAAAAACTTAAAATTTAGTTAGAATGTTACGATTCAAACAATATCTCGCAGAAGCGAAAGAAGGAAAGAACCTTCATTTAGAACATTTAGAAGATGAGGTATTAAATAATGGAATAAATGGAACACGGGCTGCAATCAACTTCTTACGCTCTCTTAGAGATATGCTTGCAGGAAGTGCAAAGAAGAGTGTTAATGTATCTGTCAAGTGGGATGGAGCTCCTGCGGTATTTGCAGGGATTAATCCAGAGAATGATAAGTTCTTTGTGGGAACTAAAGGAGTATTCAACAAAACTCCCAAAGTCAATTACACAGATGCAGACATAGATGCAAATCATTCTTCGGCCGGACTCAATGCAAAGTTAAAGGTTGCACTCAAGTATCTTCCAAAGTTAGGAATCAAGGATGTCTTACAAGGAGATATGTTATTTACACAAGATGACTTTTCAACAGAGACAATAGATGGAATTTCGTATACAACCTTTACTCCCAATACAATCACGTATGCCGTACCAAAGGAAAGTGCCAGTAAGATTGAAAAATCGAAAATGGGTATTGTCTGGCATACCACTTACTCAGGAGACACGTTACAATCCATGCGGGCGTCTTTCGGTGCTAGTGTGAAGGGTTTAACAAAGACAAATGATGTCTGGTTTACAGATGCAGACTATAAAGATACATCTGGAACAATCAATTTCAATAAAGCTGAAACCACTTCAATTACCTCTGTTCTGTCTCAGGCAGGAAAAACATTTCGCAAGTTCAATTCTCAATTTACAAAACAATTAATGTCTAGACAAGATGTGGTACTTTTGATAAAAACATTTAATAACACAAAGGTTAGAGAAGGTCAAAAGATTTCCAATACTTCTAAACATTCACAAGATTTGATTAAATATGTTGATGTTAAAATGCAGAAAAATATAGATAGTGTAAAGACCCAGAAAGCTAAAGATGCAAAAAAGAAGGTCAAAGATGACCTAATTAGTTTCCTTTCTTCTAACAAAGGAAATCTCAAAATAATTTTTGATATGCAAAACCTCTTGACTGATGCGAAGAACATGATAATTCATAAATTAGAAAAAGCAAAAGGGGTGATGGATACTTTCATTAGAACAGATAACGGATATCGTGTAACTGCACCAGAAGGTTTTGTCGCAATAGACCAGATGGGAGATGCAGTTAAGTTGGTTGACCGTTTAGAATTTTCTCAAGCAAACTTTACTGCTGCAAAGAACTGGACGAAATGAGTAAAGAATATAAACAATTTATTAAAGAATCACATGGAAGTACGGCGGTGTTCACTTTTGGTCGATTTAATCCCCCAACTATCGGCCATGAAAAACTTATAAAAGTTGTTGCGAGTACCGCCACAAAAGAAAAAGGAGATTATTTTGTATTCATGAGTCATTCACATGATGCAAAGAAAAATCCTCTTAATTATGCTCATAAAATGATGTTTATGAAATTGATGTTTCCCACACATCGTTCTAATATTGCAAAATCAAATGCACGACATGCATTAGAAGTTGCATCTCAATTATATGATACGGGACACTATTCTAAATTGGTAATGGTTGTAGGAAGTGACCGTGTTAAAGAATTTAAAAAAATATTAAATCAATATAATGGGGAAAAGAACAAACATGGATTTTATGATTTTAAACAAATAGAAGTAATTTCTGCTGGAGAACGTGACCCCGATGCAGAAGGTGCAGAAGGAATGTCTGCTTCAAAGATGAGAGCTGCAGTTATTGCAGGAGATTATGATGCATTTAAAATGGGTGTTCCTGCTGGAGTATCCGAAAAAGATTGTCACAATTTGTACAATGCAGTAGCAAAAGGAATGAAAATGAAATTAAAAGAAGAACAGAATGGAGAAGAAGAAATGCAAGAAGCACTTACTCCTGCACAACGTAGGAGAATGGGGCTTCGGATGAAAATCCAAGCGAAAAAACCAGCGTTTATCATGAAACGAAAACGTTCAATGAAGCGTGCCGCTACCAAGGCTAAATTAGCAATGCGTGCTCGTAAATCTGCAATTAAAGCTGTTGTCAAAAAATTCTATCCAAAACTTAAAACAAAGAAAACATCAGATTTGTCTTATGGAGAACGTGGAAAAATTTCTGATATAGTTAAAAAGAAAGCGTCAGTTATCGCTCGTTTTGCAAAGAGAATGATAAAAGATAAACGTAAACAAGATGTGGAACGTAGAAAGTCCATGAATAAACCAAAGGAGAAGTAATATGTGTAATAACGAAGAATGCAAATGCGAAGATTGTACTTGTGATCCCTGCGAATGCACAAATGATAACCCATGTGGTTGCGATGATGAGGATCTAGTCGCAGCAATATAGAGAAAGGATGAAGTGGCTGAATATATTAACGAAGAACCTTGTGAATTTATTTACAACGTAACTGCTATAGAAAAGATTGTTGATGGAGACACACTTGATGCAGTAATTGATTTGGGTTTTGATGTAAGATTTTGTGGTAGAGTTCGTTTACTTGGAATTGACACACCAGAATCAAGAACAAGACACAAGAACGAAAAGATTTATGGTAAACTATCTAAAGCTGCACTCAAGTCGTGGGTACATTGGGCAACCATAGATGATAGAGATGATATTGAGATTCAAGTTAGATGTCCAGAATCAGATAGTCGGGGAAAGTTCGGTAGAATCTTGGGAGAAATTTGGATTAACTGTACAGAAGACGGACATGAGTTTGGTGGATGGACTAACGTAAACAAATGGTTATGTGAAAATGGTCATGCAGTAGGATATACTGGACAGAACAAAGATGATGTTAAGGATGAACATTGGAAAAATAGAGTATTTTTAGCAGAACAAGGAGTTCATGAATTACTTCCTTGGGATGAGAATTAGTGGCATATTCCGATGAAGTACTCAGACACTATGAAAAACCGCATAATGTTGGTAGTTTGGACGCTGGGAGTAACGATGTCGGTACTGGTCTTGTGGGGGCTCCAGAATGTGGGGATGTAATGAAACTCCAAATAAAGGTAAGTGATGAAGGAACAATTGAAGACGCCAAGTTTAAAACTTTTGGTTGTGGTAGTGCAATTGCGGCTTCTTCTCTTGCTACTGATTGGGTTAGGGGTAAATCTATATCAGAGGCAGAAACAATTAACAATGTGGATATTGTGGAAGAACTTTCTCTCCCACCTGTCAAAATTCACTGTTCGGTATTAGCGGAAGATGCAATCAAAGCAGCAATCAATGACTACAAAAATAAACAAATCGTTAGTACATCAGGCTAAGAAAGATTTTAAATTTGAAACTCTTTGCACATATGTCCCTTCAGATGGAGGTAAAGGATGGATAATAGTAATAAAATCCCTAAAGTAGATCACGGAGTAGATGTTTGTGGTGATGAATGGGATGAACTAGAAGAGGAACCTAAGATGTCATCTAAAATAGAAATGGAAAAACGATATGACCCTGCACATCCATATTGTACAAATTGGCCAGTAAATAGGAAAAAATGAAAACGTATAAAGAGTGGATGATATTAGAAGTATCAGCTCAAAAGGCATCGAAAGATTTTGAAACTTATATAGCAGAACTTGCTGTATTGTCTCAAGGAAATACCAATAAAATAGAGTTGGGTAAATTATATGATGATGAAAAGGTGGGAACAAAAGCCAAGAGAAACGATACTGTAAATGCTGTTATAATGTTAAATAAGTTCTTTAGAGGTAAAAAGTGGGATGAAGGTAAAAATGCTAATGCTGCAGGAGTAGAAAAAACAAGAGCCGAATATGGAGTTTTATCTGCAAAATCTGATATAATATTGACAAGTAATAATAAAGATTATGGAATTTCTATAAAGATGAAAGGAGCTATTGTTATAGCTTCAGCTCAAGACAAGAGTGAGTTTGAAAATATCTTCTTTTCAGCTTTTAATAGATATAAA